CCATCAGAGCTAAATAATACTGGAATCGAAGTAGATGAAACATGGTCTAAAAAGAAAGCATTAAAAGTTTATCACGAAATGATAGGTTCTGTAAACTCTCAAATGGAAAGAGTAAAGACCATTAATACTTCTCAAGTTATGGACACTACTTATATGGGTGGAAGTTCAGCAAGAGTAGATTACGCAGTAGGTACAACTCAAGGTCAGGCCATAGTAACTAAATTAGAAGCTACATGGCCAGATGAAGTAGCTTCTTATGATAATAATAATCAGAATCTAGTTTCAGAATATACTGCAGCAAGACCACCTTATGATAGTAATCCTTGTATCTCATTTTATAATTTTGATACACCAACAGATGTAATTAAAACAACATTCAATGCGACTTACGAAGAATGTCAACCTTGGTACGGCCTTAAATTTGATACAGTAACTGAAACAGTTTTGGCAAAGTTTGTAATTACAGATACAGAAATGAAAAATACAGACATTAATGCATGGCAAGAAATACATGATTTATTACCTGCATGTAGTTATACATTCTTTGCTAGAATACATGATAAAGATGAAAACATTGATGAAAATGTTGATGTTTATTTTCAAGCAGATGCGACAGTAGTACAAGAATGGTGTACCGCAAACTCTTATACTTTCCCATATGATACCGATGATGATACCATAGAGCCAATGTTATTTATTTGGGGCTGTGTATATAATACTACATCTAAGGAAATTACTCATGTTAAAGCATACACAAGAACAACAGTATAATAAAGATTTATTTGAAGAAGTAGATAAGAAGTTTTGGCAGGTTGTTGAAAAAGAAAGATTATTGTTTGATATAAATAATAAGATAAATAACAAAAAGAAAAGGAAAGAAAATGTTATTCGGAAGAAAAAATAAAGATATTGATATTGACCAGTTAAGGGAGCAATTGACATTTGATGAAGGTAAGGTTAACGAGATTTATAAAGACCATCTGGGCTACCCAACTTTCGGAATTGGACACTTGGTCCTCGAAACAGACCCAGAGTTTGGGCAACCTGTTGGAACTCCAGTATCAGAAGAACGAACAGTTGATTGCTTTGAGAAAGATGTACAGACTGTCATCGCTGACTGTAAAAAACTACATGAAGGATGGGATGGATATCCAGAAGAAGTAAAACAGATAGTGGCAAATATGATGTTTAATATGGGACTTACGCGCTTAAGTAAATTTAGAAAGCACAATGCAGCGCTGCAGTGTGGTGATTGGAAGGAGGCTGCTGTAGAAGGCAGAGATTCAAGATGGCACAAACAGGTAACGAAACGAGCCGAAAGACTTATGAAAAGGCTAGAGGCCCTTTAAGGGTAGAATCTAGTATTCCACAAGAGCAACAAGAAAGTAAGGGCTGGTATTGGTGTCATGAAAAGCAAGGACTTTTCAGATACTCAGATTGGCATAAAAGTTTAGAAGAACTAAATTTAGTTAGTTCATAATAGGAGAAAAAATGGCCGAGACAATTAAAGTAAAGGCAGTAGAAGTAGCACTAAGTAACACTGCTTCTAATGTATCACGTGCTTCACTTGTTAGAGTCCTTAACACTAATGCCGCTGCACAGTTGGTAACCATTAAAGAAGGTTCAAACACAGTAGGCTCAGTAACAGTTAATACTGGAGAAGTTGTAAATATTCGAAAGGCTATTACAGAAACTCTTGAAGTAGCTAATAGTATTACTGGTGTAAAGGCTGTTAAACTAGCACAAACTCACTAAGCATTTTCCCTCTAAGAAATTGGAGGGATTATAGCATCTGGGCGCCTAAGCCTTATAAATAGATACATGGAAGACGTATTTAAACTTATTGCGGACGTTGGTGCACCTATTGCAGGCTCTCTTGTAATGGGAGTATTTATCTTTATTGTAATAAAACAAATAATGGAAGGTATAGTAGATAAGATTACTACACTAACAATATTTGCTAATTCATTGGAGAATAGATGTAGAACAATGAGTAATGAAATGATTAAAATAGATTTATTGGTATCGTCAGCGTTAGATTTAAGACCAGATACTACTAGAATAGCTAGGGCAGAAAACTTTATAGAAGATGGAAAGCTAGATACTAGGAGAGACTAATGGATATTGCTCAGTTAATATCTGAATATGGTTTCCCTGTTGTGATGGCAGTTGGGATGGGTTATTTTATTTACTATGTTTGGTCATTTATTAATACACATATAGAACCAAAATTAGATGAAATGCACATAGCTCTTATAAGAGTTATAGACCAGACAAGAATGTTGGACCAAGATTTAATTAGGTTACAACAAAAAGTTGATGTAGTTTTAGAATATAGAGCTAGACAACAAGTTATTAATGAGGCGAAAGAAAATGACAAAGAATGAAATATTTAATAAAGAAGACGAAACCTTTTTAAGGTTAATACGCACGATATCTATAATAGTTAGTTTCATGTTAATACCTATCATATCTATAGAACTCGCGGCAGATGAAATAAAATTTGGGTTTAAAAATCCATCCTTTAGTGGAGTTGGTACTGGTAACCATTATCTTACCATAGATAATATTGAACATACTAGAAAGAAAGCAATAGAAGATGCTTTAGAAGCCGCAAGAAGAGCCGCAGAAAGAGAAGAAGATAATAGTGTATTGGCCAAGTTTATTAGGAACTTAGAGAGTAGAATATATGCACAGATGGCAAAACAACTAGTAGAATCAATGTTTAGTAATGATGATTCTGTTAGATTTGGTTCATTTGTATTAGAAGGTTCTACAGTAACATACGAAGTTATTACTAATGCTGATGGTTCAGAAGTAATAAGAATGACAATTATTACTGAAGATGGGTCAGAAACTATTATAGAAATACCAGTAGGTGCTGGTAATTTTAGTCAGGACCCAGATGATGGTTAGATTTTTATTAATATCTATTTTATTTTTAAGTGGTTGTGCTTCTATACCGCAGTGGTCAAAAGACCCACAGAAATGTGCTGATGATGAACCATACTTATGGAATCAATTTAAGTCTCGTAAGTATATATGTGTTGACCATCCTACAGCTGTTAAGTTACCTGCGTTTGTAGATTTATTAAATTTACCACCAGCAAAAGATAGACCAGTTGTTGCAGTTTATTCATTTAAAGATTTAACTGGACAAAGAAAATCAGTAGATAACATAGCTTCATTCTCTACTGCAGTTACCCAAGGTGGTACTGAAATGTTAATAGATGCTCTTAAGACTGCAGGTGGCGGTACATGGTTTAGAGTAGCAGAAAGACAAGGTATTGATAATCTAGTAAGAGAAAGACAGATTATCCGTAGCGGCAGACAAGACATGGCCAAGAGCCAAGGAGACACTGCAAAGGAATTGGGTCCACTTTTATTCGCTGGAATAATTATTGAAGGTGGCATTATTGGTTATGATACAAATACTGAAACAGGTGGTCGAGGCGCAAGGACACTTGGTATTGGTTATAGTAGAATGTATAGGAAAGATGTAGTAACTGTTGCAATTAGAGCAGTTTCAGTCTTAACTGGTGAAGTTTTATTAAACGTCCAAAGTAAGAAGTCGGTTCTTTCTTATGGTTCAAGTGGTGATGTATTCAGGTTCTATGAACAGGGTACACAACTAATTGAATACGAGGACGGAGTGGGAAATAATGAGAGCGTGACATATGCGGTACGAGCAGCCATAGAGGCAGGAGTACTTGAATTAATATACCAGGGCCATGACCGTAAGTTCTGGAATTTAACCGAGGGCCATAGACATCCTCATCAACACGATGGGAAAAACGAAAGGCACTCAACAGAGGAAAAGAAAAATGAAGAAAACATTAATTAGTTTAAGTTTAAGCTTGTTGTTGGCTCCTTCTCTTTTTGCACAAGCATCAGATGATAATGAGATTATGATAGAACAAAGTGGTGACACTTTAACTCTATATATTGACCAAATCGGATACGGTAACAAAATTGGATTAGATGATTTTTCATCATCTGGTTCTGATATGACTATCGTTGGTTCATCATTAACATTTGATATTGATATGGTCGGAAAGCATAATTTAATTTATTGGCCTTTGGATTTAGCTTCGTATTCTTTGGCTTTCTTATTACCGTTACATTTATACGAGTTGCACTGCAATATCGGCTATGTC